AAGGATCCAGCTAACCCAACCGTTGTGCTAATGGCTTTACGAACAACCGAATTCCCGACCGGAACCACTGTATCGGTGTCGATCATAGACGTACCGCCACCGTTACCATACCCAGCCAGCATTAGGTTGAATGTTAAGGTGCTACCATCGCTCGAGATCGCATTCCCAGCGTTACGGAAATTAAGATCTGTCGCGGTTCCTGCACCAGCGCCGTCCTTCTTTACACCGACCGCGGCAAAAGAGGGAGAGGCGAGAGTCAGCATCAAAACCGCCAACAATAATACTTTGATTTTTCTCATTGTCTTCTCCATTTTTATTTTAAGAGGTCGTGACATTTTGTCACGATCTCCATGCCTTAATCGTGTGTGTAAAGAATAACCAGAGTAATAACGCCCGCAGTAGCGGTCGCCCCACCCGTGGTTAAAACGATTTGCAAGTCGTTCGTTCCGGTAACAACATAACCGCGTCCTGACAACAGGGTCAATGCGTTTGCCGTTTGAAGACCCGTGCTCGCAGATGCGTAGCGGGTAGCAGACCCGTCATCACCAATCGAAGCGGTCAACGACACTTGTGCCGTAGAAGACGACATCAAAATCGCTAGAATTGTAGATCCGTCCGGTAACGCATTGTTACCGAAAATGATGGTACTGCCGGACAATTCTACCCCGGTTAGCGTGATCTTGTCCACGTTGCATTTAACGCGACCATCGATCCATCCTTGTGGCTGGACGTTTGTCAGCCCACCAGCAGCGGCTGCTGCTGCAACTAGCCCCGAATATTCAACCATGATAAAACCTCCTGTTTAATAACATTTTTATTAACAACTTATTAACAGCCTGTTAATAAGTATTAAGCTTCGGCGCAAGCCACTTCCACAATGCGGGACTCTTCCAAACGAGTTGCACCCATAACTAAGCGCATGTAAACCTGCCACGCATAGTTTTTGTCTGCGCGTTCCGTAATGCGACCTTCGGCTTCTTTCATAACAGCCAACTGAATGGCTTTTTTCTGCCAGAAATAGCACAAGCGGAAACCAGACGAATTGGTAAGTAAGCGTTCACTTCTCTTAAAACGGAAACCAACCCATGTGTTAACTTCACCCTGAACCAACGCCTTAACGGTGTGGAAGTCAGAGCTGGTCACTTCGGTCGTGTTTAAGAGGTCTTCTAACTGCTTGGCACCAATAACAGCGCAACGATCTTCATTGTCGACTTCGGCCAAGTTTAACAACGTGGCAGCACGCAAGACTTTCGCCTTGGTCAAACCAGTGTTAGACCCACCACCGCCGTATGTAACAGCGACCTTTTGGTTGGCATCGAATACCGTTGCGGTTCCACCGGCAGCGCCAGCGTATGCAGTTCCGCCCATAGCAGAAATAATAATGTCATCTTTCTGGCGATTGGCAGCGGCGCGCTTGGCTTGCATGTAGACAGACTTAGGATCAACTAACATCTGGAGAGCATCAAGAGGGTCTTCCAACGTGTTGGAAACGAAATAGCGCGGGGTGACCATGCGCAGACGGTGATCTGGAACCATAATTGGCGTGTCGGCATAACGAGTCATGATTTCAATAAAATCATCACTGCCGTATTGATTATAAAACTTGCGATCCCCACGAAAATCATAGTCAACCATAACGCAATCGCTGGCTCGAGAGTCAGACTGTTGCGCTAACATTGAAACTGTATCTTTGTATTGTTGGACAAATGCGATACTTGGAGCGGCCATAATAAACCTCCTGTTTAAAACCATTAAAAAACTGATTTTGGTAACTTAAACAGTTGTCCATTGCTGGGCCGTTTGTTGCGGAAATGTGGGGCCGTTTCAGAGGTTGTCCCTAAGAGCTTTGAATCTGCGCTTTAGCTTCGCGTCTTCTTCGACTGAGGCACAACATTTGATTGTTGTGTTCTCTCAGCCGCAGCTTCTTCGAGTGGCTTAACGACAAATTCAGTCCACGCAATTTCTGCGCGCCGAATCGTAACATCTTGTTCAATTTGTGTCTTTGAAGCTATCGTAATGAAAGGTTCAAGACATTTCAAGCGTAATTCAATATATTCTTTAGGTGTCAAGCCGTATAGGTTTGTCATTATTTATCTCTCTATTGTTGTTCCGGCGGATATGCTCTTTCGTATAAACGCATTCTTTCTTTTATCCCAGCGGCACGGTTAGGTGATTTCTCGTCGTTAACTGGATGACTTGGATCATTTTTCATTGATTCTAATTTTGCTTTTGCCTGATCTGGCGTTTCGTTTCCGCCGGAATTATCTCCGCCACCGTTTTCGATGACAATAGAATTAATAGAGTCCTCGCCCATCTTTGACACTAATCGACCAAGCATCCCCAAAATAATAGGATCATTGCCGATTCCGTCAACGCCACCCATTCGCGTTAAAGCATCTTCACCACCAGCTTTTAAAACAGCTTTAGCGACCCGCGATTTTGTTGCTTCGTAGTTGGCTCCCCACTCTTTACGCAATGAATTCTCCGTGCTCTGCATAAACTCTTTTTCTAAACGTTCATTCTCGACGGCGGCATTGCTTAAAGCCTCAATGTAATCTTTATTTAAACCATCCGCTTGCTTCTGGCTTAATCCGTGCTTGTGCGCAAGTCTTTGATACCCGCCAATACTTTCCGGCGTTATGCTTATTGATTTATGCAAATTCTCGACGGGAGATATCTTGTAGCCTTCCGCCTTTTCTGGACGCCCTAATTGATTGTGGAATTTATCAACATCTTCTTGCTTGGCATTATCCGGCGGAACTAAAATACCTTTTCGTCCGATCATGTCCTGCTGACTTTTATAACTCTTATAAAAATCATCGGGGCTTTTAAAATCTCTTAAGCTAGGATCATTGGCGGCTTCGTCCGGAAAAACATCAATCCAATCGCGCCCACTGTCGCCCTGATGCGGATTCTGATTATTGTTTCCTTCATTCCCCGTCGTAGGAGCTTCTTTATTTTCCGATCCTTCTGGTGCCATGTATCCTTCGCCTTCAATCATAGAGATGCCCTTTCTTATTTGCCCCAAGTATAAATATCGTTTAAAGCTTCATTCTTCTTTTTTCCGGATTTTTTTATTTCGTCCATAGCTGACGATTTCTTTCCCTTAGCATTCATAATCGCACGGGCTTGTTTTTCGGTATATCCATCTCTTATCAAATCTTCTTTAGTCTTCATATAGCCTGACCTCCGGCGGTGGTTGTTGATAGTTAATTTGTGATTCTATGTGAAAACAAAGTCTCTGCATACCTAAATTAAAATAAACTGCGTGAGGCTCCGAGATAAAATGTCCGTCCATTGTCAATGCTGCGCTTGCCTCCCGAAATGCTCGATACTTAATATCTTGCAGGCACTGCAATCCGCTTGTGGTAGAAAATGTATTTTTATATAATTGCGCACGCTGTTCGTCGGTCATGTTCGCTAATGCTTCTACCTCGGCACTATTCATTTTATTTCTTTCTGTTTTCTTTTAATTCTTCGCGGCATTTCTCGCATTTGCCCACATACTTATCGCCCTCTAGCATAAGAGCAACGGTCTCACCGCAGACACATCTTTTTGTTATTTCAAAGACCTGCTTGCGCGGAGCTCCGCGAACCGCTTTGCGAACCAGCTCGATTTCGTCCGGGAATGCCGGCATCCTAATTAGACTGTTTGCCTTATCATCTAATACCTCGTAGCATACAATGGCACCCTTCTCTTTGATTATATTGATAACGCGATACTCTTGCCCTTTAAGAAGATTAAATATTGGGTCTGCCCCATCTGAATGATTGAACTTAACGCATTTAACAATATCTTCACGCTCTATCACATTATGGTTTTCCGCTTGTGGTGCTTTGACTGGCTCTTCTGGAATAACACAAATGTTGGTACCAACACATCCAACGCACTCGGCTGAGTCTTCCTTATTCACAAAATCCTCAATCATCTTAATGTCTTCGGTGATTTTGATTTGCCTGATCTCTTTATATAAATCGGATATTCTCTTGTTCGCCGAATACGGAACGCGTATCACCTTCCCGCTTTCGGATGTAACGACTAGAACAACAAGCGTAGGTTTACCGTCTGCTGACAAAAATCCATTGTCTTCGCAAAGCTCTATTTTCATTTTATTGATCCCTTTGGATATTCTTCCGGATTGGATTCCATTGTTTTCTTTAGCTCTTCCTGTGCGCGGATGAAGTCCTCGGGTTTGTAGACTTCTGGCCAATGACAAAACTTTCGATAATCAATCCCGTGCTTGCGAAACAATTCTCTGCGTAAATCAAGCTCTCCCGAGGAGTCCTGCAAAATCAAATCTTCGATTTCCATCAAGACGTTTTCGGCCTCTTGCTCCACGGCACCCATTGGAATATTCTCTTGGCGAGCCCACGCGAAACCTTTTTTTAATTGGGAAATTGATCGGTGGATAATGTCAAACTCGACGAGCTTCATGGACTCAGGCCTATAAACCATGGTCTGAACCATGCGAAGGAGGGTGTAAACATTAATGGATTTTGGGATACTTCTTGTTCGCTTTTGCAAAACTATTATTTCCCAGCTGATGCAGCCATGGCTGAATTCTTCTCAGCTTCGGATCCGCTCTTGGCTATATCCGCCACAGCCGACCCTGCCTGCATGGTTTGAAGGAGTTGATTCTGCTCTTCTCGATGTTTGCGCATCTGGTCGACATCTGCGTCCCCTCGCAAGATTTCCGGGGTAACCCCACGAATGCGGTGCAGGACTGACAGAGTTTTGTCTTCGTCGATCTTATCGTACACTCCCGGGATGATTTGTCCAAGGCTTGCCACGTCGCCTAAGAAATTCTGTATCTCTCTTATTTCGGATTGCTGCTGTGCTCTTGCCAATTGAGACAGATAAACAAGCTCATAAGTTTCGTCAAGCAGTTCTTCGGGGACTGCGGGAAACCCTGACGACGTATCTCGACGGCCCATGCTGATCAATCGGATTAACATCTTACCAAGCGTCCTGTTGTCGCGATTAACAACCGGCCCTAATAAAGCCATGTCCTGAGATATTCTGTGCTGCACCTCAATAACCGGCATCTGTTTTGTGATGTCGTCGAATGACCTAAACAAATTCACGAACATCCCTCGCTCAATCTTGCCGGCAATATATTCGATCAAATCTTTGCCTATATCAATGCGTCCATTGCTGACCGGCAAAAGCTGAATAGCGTCGTTAGGGGTTTTGGCGTCACGGTAATTCATCGCGCCGGGATTAAGATTAAGTGGCAGTACAAGACCGCGGCTCGGCATCATATAAGCAGGATCGGCTTGCTTCATCGCTCCACGGATCACGGTGCGAGACATTGCGTTAATCAATTTGACCCACGGAAAAATGTCCATAGCGGCCGATGATCCGTTTGGATCACTCGAGTCTTTATAGAAGACGGAGGAGAAATACGGCATCTCAATAAACCCGCTCTCTGCAATCTTCTGTTTGTCTTTTTTGTTGATCCAGAGCGACTTATAGGGCATGTTTGCGGCGTCTTCTTTGTCCGTCTCTCGGTCAAAGCGCTCGCCTACATAGTGGACGAACTCAAATTCTTGGTGCGGTTTATTCTCGAGCGATTCCAGCACAGACTTGCCAGCATTCCTGCCCCAAAGCTTGAAAGCCTGCCGGGCCGTAAGAGGGAAATTGCGATACAGTGCGATCAATTCGCCGTTAGCATCAACGACACGATTGACTTGACCGACCGGGATGTCGTTATATTTAACAAAGTCTTTGTCATCATCCAACATTGAGAAGGTGCCAGTCCCGAAAATAAGCTTGCCATGAAACCACTCCGGAGCCACTTCGTAAAAGTTTGAGTCCTTTAGCGTAGCAAAAGCCCAATCCTCAACGTCATGAGCAAATGTTTTAGCAATCTCGCTGTCTTTAATTTTTTTATTTTGGTACTGGTATCCGAACCATCTAGAGGAGGGATTTGTTAGGTAAGTATTAAAGCCCGCGGAAGTCTCGCGTGCCGAGATGATTGCTGTTGAGTCGTAGAGAAAATTAAACTTAAGCTGTTCCCCCGTTATCTTCATGGTGTTGATCCATGCCTTGCGAGGGGTAAAAAAGTCAGCCAAGTCTTGGCAATAGCTTCGATAATTGGAGTTCTGGTTGGTCAAGAATTCATTGTCGATCAAAATCTCTTTGACTTCATTCTCTGATGTCATGCGTGCTCACAGGGTAGGTCGTATTTGCTTAGATACGTGCGTGTCGAAATTATCATAACCTAATATTTTCATATACCGTAAAAGTTTTTGTGTTTCTTTCCCAACAGCAAAGCCGTAAACAATCCTATTAATCTTTGTTGATGCAAAAAAATGCTCAACTGCAAGGATGATCCTCGGGGTTAATCTGCGATATTCTTTTTTTACAAAAAGAAACATCACACACAACATCACCTCGTCATTATAAGTGCAACCAAGGACTGTACCGCCGATACAGCAAATCGCCACGTTATCTTTCTCAACAATGACAATTCCTTCGCTTATTAATAATTCCTGCAAGCTTTTCTTTGTCTTTTCGCAATCAATCAATAAATCGCCATCATACTCGTCGACAAAATTAAAGAGCGTCGAAAGATCGTCCGTCCTGCCAAGGCGAACCGTAAGCTTATTGTCCGACCAATGTTTTTGTTCCAACCGTAGCCCCAATCATGCCAGCTGTTTTATTTGTATCTCCACCATTAAGAAAACTAACGCGGCGTCTGCGCTCGAGGTCTCTTCTTGCACCTTCTTCTGCCGATACAACAGACGGAGCCACCGGCAAAGGCGCTGGAGCCGGAGCCTGATTGTTCTTCGCTGCAAAAAGTTTTCCTATTATTTGCCCGAACCCAAATCCCCCCAGCAATGTACCGGCAACTTTTTTGAATGAACTCATAAAATCCCCCTTATTTATTATTCCATTTTTCCATATCTTGGCAACTGTTGACCACCGCGATAGACATCATTGTCCATTTTCCCATATTGTGGCATCGGGTTTCCGCGATCGGCATAAGTATGATCTTGGATGTTCTGGCTAAATGCCCACTGCAACATCTTATAACAATCGCCTCTACCCGGTGATCTTTCGAGTCGTTCCTTTAAATCTTCTTTTGGTTCGATCTGAATAAGGCCCTGCTTGTTTTCATAGTATTCTTCTTCCATCAAGTCTTCAATCAATTCTTGATCTTTTTCATCCATGCTACATTTCCCTGCCAGTCCTCTTTCTTGAGTAATAAATGATGCCTCGGCGCGCAGGTTGGCATACATCGGTCGCTTTCTCCCGTCGGGAAGCTCCTCAAAAAATGTGCTTTGGCCTGATCCGTGGAATTTTAATATTTCTATTCCCCGCAAATACTCCTCCGGCAAATTATTACATTCTTGGTAATCTCGGATTCCTAAACCATCGCAATCAAAAATAATAAATGATCCTCTTATCTTTTTGCACATCTCAACCGCCTTGTGCGCTACCTCTGTGGGAGTCATTATTGTGCGCGTGAATGTTTCCATTACCTCGCCACCCTTGCCCGCCATGATGACGTTGTCGTCAACGCCTTCGCCCGCGCTATCTACGGAGACGCCGGCCTCTACACTATAGCCTGCAAGTAATCCGCGACGTTCTTTTGTGTGATTAATCCATGCCTGGTTGAATGTGTTGGATAACGCATTGTCTGGTATTTGTCCTAATACGCGTCCGACCCACCGAGGATCACTCTCTCCCCACTTGCGTCTTTTATCCTCGACCCAGTCGTATGTTGCAAGGCCGGGAACAACAATCTTTCGCTGGAGATAATTAGGGTTCTCCAAGCACGAAAAGTGGAAAACTATATTGTTTTGCTTATCCCGCAACATCTTGGCAAATGCTCCCTTGGCCCGGGTAGGGTTGCCAATAAAGATGCGCAAAGAGTTTTCTGCCGTCGATACCGCGTCAATCTGGTCAAAGATGCTGTCTTCTACGGCCTGAGCTTCGGTCACGATAACACACATGTTAGTGGCCGCCCGCAATCCCTGGAACTTACCACCACCGGACTCAGCTGCGGCTCCGGTATCCTTGGTCGCAAACCCTAGAAGGAACCAGTCCTCTCGCCTTATCTCGATATAGGGATCAGTGTAAGGCTTACCCCAGAGCTTAATTTTTTTGTTGTTGAAGCGAGCAAGCGTCTCGGCCCACATGATCTTTTTTACCTGGCGGTCTGAAGGGGCGGTAAGTATAACCTTCGAGGGGATAAAGCAGTCTAAGAACCAGTTGGCTATACAGGAGCAGATGAAGTCTTTACCAAGCGCATGCCCGGAGGCAATATATATAGGCTTGTGCTCTTTAATGGCCCGACTTAAGGAATCAATAAGGTCTAATTGTAGTTTCCAGATTAATTTAACGCCTAAACATTCGGTGAGATACTTGCGAGGATTTTCTTTCCAGTATTCGGTAAGCTGTAGCGTTTTCTCGGCGATTGTATTATGCGACAATTAGATCACCGTCCATCGCCGCTGGTGTCGCCGTAACATCTATTGTCTTTTTTGATTGATCGTCGACCTTGCTGTAATTGTTAACGATGTTTAGCACTTGGATATGCAGTGCATCTGTTTGCTTTATTTCTGTTTTATCCAACCGTCCGGTCAACTCACAAATGACCTGTAAGTATTTATGACGAGCCATCCAATCCGGGACGTCGACGAAGTCCTTAGTCATTGAGTTCGCGTCTTTCATACTCTCGCCGTCTAGAGCAATAACATTGCACGAGATAACTTTATTAGCTTCTAGTCCTTTAAGCGCATGATCGGCCAAAGCCTCGTCGGTTAACCCTTTGCGGTGAAATACCTCGCGCAATCCGCCTTGTTCTGCGCTCTTGAATTTTCGATACCCCTCCGACGCCGTGCCGTGCGAATATCCTGCCGCAATAGCCGAGTTATATATATCCATGCCCAGCATACGATTCCGCCGGTAAATCTGGAGCCTAACATTTAGTGCATGTATTTTTCTTTTGGCCATAAATTTATAGTTATTCAAAAGTTGACTTACGTCAACAATTTTATTAGTATCTTACGTATGTATAGCAATCTCAACTACAAAGGCCCGAAGAAATTTGTTTGGCGCATACGGATACTTGCCTATTTGCGCACTCATAATATTGATCAAAATAAATTTGCCTCATCCCTAAGGTGTAGTAAATACCGGGTCTCCAAGTGGATGAATGTTAAGTGTCAGCCTAGCCTTGTCTATCAACGATCAATGATAGATATGGGTGTCTGATATATTTTTTTGCCCACACAGTTGACGAACGGCAACTCTTGTGATATGGTCTTAATAACAACAAGGGGGCGTTAAATGGACAATACGATCAAGATTAAGTTTCAGGGCCTAAACTACATCATTATAGAGTATCCTCTTGGCCAGCTTGAAAAGGTGTGCGAGTGCGGGTGGCATGGTACGCATTACTACGACCTTACTAATCATGTATGCCCACGTTGCAATGTATCCTTCCGTAAGACTTGCCCTGCAAACCCCCTAGTAAAACCGTTACCCTGCACGTATAGCGACCAATGGGTTTATCGTGTAGACAACCCTACTAATGGAGGGTATGACAAATGAAGCTATATTACACGGCGCCACCCGATGAATGCTTCGAGGAACTCAAAAACAAGTGTGTTGATATATGGCAATCTTATGATGACGAGCATGGATACGCCACATCAAAGATCAATGTGGTAAAGGGCATTAATAATTTCCGCGACAATTTTATGCACCTTGTAGCTATGTTCGACATGCGTAATCAAACCAAGCTCGCTTCCCTTTTAAGTCCTGAAACTAGACTGTGTGTCAGGGAAAGGATGTATGACGGTGGCCAGCCCGATATTTATAACCCGTTTTAGGAAAGAAAGGACACGAAATGATCATCATTTTTTTGAGTTTATTATTTCTTTGTGCCATTGCAACCTTTCTTTTTGGACTTTCCGGCTTTCTGATTTCATTCGGTCTTATTGTTGTTTTTATTTGGGCTCTTCTTTACTGATAGAGAAAGGACATAAAATGATACAACACATCATTATCCCAGAAAATATGAAGGACAATTACATGGCACGGTGCATCCTTGAGGCATACGAGACTGCGACCAATAAATATATAGATAAATTAAACAACAATGACGATAAAAAGACAATGCCGAGGGCGTCCTAATGGCTCACGGCTATCTACATGTCGAGGATTTAGGTCTTACCGTCCCTCTAGTTTAAGCAAAACGCCTTCGGCCAAGGGCATTCGGGCATGTGGCAAGCCGAGAGGGACTTTATCCAACAAGGGGGCAATCAAATGAGACTCAACAAATCAAGCCATAAATTAAGCAGTTGGCCAACCGGCAAGCTTCAAAACGAACTCCTGCGTGTGCAATATAGCATTGAGGACTCCAATCCGTTCGGGATTATAGACAAACGCTTCAAAATAGCACTATGCTCCGAGCTACAACGCAGGCAAATAATGGAGGTTACAAATGGAAGATAAAACAGCTATCCCTCATGTTTACACCGCGATTGGAGACGTTTCCGAAATGCTATCCATCGAAGGCATCTCTAAGTCACACAAAAATAGCCAGCAAGGGTATTCTTTTCGGGGTATTGATGATGTTTACAACGCACTAGCCCCTCTTTTAACCAGGGCAAAGCTGTGTATCCTACCAACGGTTTTGGATCGCATAGTAGTCGAGAGAGAATCCAAGTCTGGTGGAGCGTTGTTTTACATAACCGTTAAGATGGACTTTGCTTTTGTCAGCGCAAAAGATGGATCATCGCATCATGTTGTTATGTTTGGAGAGGCTATGGATAGTGGCGACAAAGCAACAAACAAGGCCATGTCGGCGGCCTATAAATATGCATGCATGCAAGCTTTTTGCATTCCTACGCAGGGCGATAATGATGCCGACAAAACAACATACGAAGTACAAGCCACGACATCAGTTGCCACACCCAATAAGATCACCGCAAACAGGATGCTGACTGACGACCAGGAGGAAATTATTAACCTAGGAAAGAAAGCTTTTAAGGGCGCGCAAATAAACTTTCTTGGCTGGCTTTATACAAGTTTCTTAACTAATGACGTAACGAAACTAAGTAAAGAGCAACTCGCCAAAGCTAAAGGCTATTTAACCGATGCAATAATAGCGCAAGATCAACAGCCATGAATAAACCTATGCTAGTTAAATTTCACGCAGAAGGACATCGCTATTTTGACGAGAAAGACAACGAGTTGCCGTCCGTTTCGATCATCTTGGAGTCCGCAGGCGTCAGTGATTTCTCAATGATAAGAAAAGACGTTTTGGTTCGCGCTCAACGATTCGGGACTGCGTTTCATCGAGCCGCGCATCTTTTGGAAATGGGAGAGCTAGGGTTTTATGACGAAAGAATGGAGCCATGGATAACACAGTTGAAAAAATTCTTAATTGCCGCAAGTCCCGAATGGTCTGCTATGGAAACTTGTTTGGGGTCAAAGATGGGTTTTGCCGGAACCCCAGACAGGATCGGGAAAGTATTCACAAGCCAGTCAGCGATTTTAGATTTTAAGAGTGGCGCATATACTCCAGCTCATGGGTTGCAGACAGCGGCTTACAAAATCCTTGCCGAAGAAAACGGCGGGCAAAAGATCAAAAACAGATTCACCGTCTACTTTGACGCTAAGAGATACAGCGTAATGGAAAACAAAGACAAAAATGATGAGAGCGTTTTTATGTCAATGTTGAGAACCTATCAATGGAAAAAACAGAGAGGGATTATCTAATGATTACTAATTCTGAAATGACAGAAATGAAAAATGAAGTTATCTCCGTGGTCGACGAAGCACAGACGTACAACATCAAAACGCAAGATGATTACAACCGATTGAGTGGATTTTTGCTTGGCGTTAAAGGACTGCAGAAAAAAGTATGCGATGCTTTTGACCCGATTTGTGACGCGGCGCACAAGGCGTGGAAAACAGCGGTCGCTCAACGCAAAGAGCAACTTGATCCACTTGAGCAGGCAGAAAAAATTCTAAAGTCTCGTGGCGTTGAGTTTTTAACAGAGCAGGAGCGCATCCGCGAAGAAGCGGAACGTAAAGCCCGCGAAGAAGCGGAAGCCGCGGAACTCAAGCGCAAGGCAGAACTAGAAGCACAGGCAAAAAGACATGAAGCCAACGGGAACATTGAAAAAGCCGAAGCCCGTCGCGAAGCCGCCGAGCAGGTCTTTATCGCCCCGCGTCCGGTAGTTGCAGCGATCCAAAAGGCCGAAGGTCAGTCAATTAAAGAAACCTGGAGCGCGGAAGTAACAGACATAAACGCATTAGTTAAGGCTGTCGCTGAAGGTCGGGCACCGATCAGCTTTATTAAGGCCGATGAAGTGGCCCTAAATAAGCAAGCCAAGTCAACAAAAGACAATTTCCCAATCCCGGGCGTTAAATTCTTTTCAACTCGGACAATGTCGGTAAGGGTTTAATCTTGCTTCTGATCGAAAACCATAAGGAAGATAAAAATAAACCTATGCCCCGCGTCGGCTTATAAGCCCTCTTGTTGGCCGTTTCCCCCTAAAGGGGCCGGGGCAACACATTAAAAGGAAAGCCATGATCGAAAAAGACGATGACTCAATATCTCAAGTGCTAATAATGGTGCTTATGAGCATCGTTATTTCGGCTCTTATCTATGCCATTTTTGTAACGAATAGTGCGGATCACGTTGGTGAATTAAAAAATAAAGGAGGCTCTAATTTTACGGCATTGTCCAAGTCAGTAACATACATCCAGCTGGACAAAATCTCCGAACAAACCATTGCTGCTCGCAAAAGAAGCCAGAAAGCTTTAAGCAAAGAGCGCATACAGGAGCTTTTTGATCAAGCGAAGGACGTTTTAAGGGGGAGCTCAGACGTTGGTTCAACCGTCTTTTGCTCAAGCACGACAATTAATTAACCAACAACCAAGGAGATTCCAGGATGAAGAACAAAATTTATGCTACTTTACTATGTTTTGTATTATCCGCATCACCGCTTTTTGCAAATACCGTTACTCTGCCAACCACCGGAACAACTACTTTTATAGGTCAAGCACCCAATGATCGAGCAGGGAATATCGTAAACGTTGGCGACGTTGACGGCGATAGTATCCCGGACGTACTTATCGGTGCTTATAACGCAGCAGGTGGGGGGAAAGCATACCTTATTTTTGGTAAAGCATCCAAGTTTCCTCCCGTAGTTAATCTTTCGTCGGTCGGAACGACCACGAGAGGCGTTGTTTTTACCACCGGCAATTCCACCGGGCGCGCATTGGCGGCGGCTGGTGACATTAACAATGACGGATTAGCCGACTTTGTTATTGGTACGGGCAACTGGAAAGCTGGTGCGGGTTTTTACATAGTATCCGGCAGCATAAATTTTCCGACATCCGTGGACTTAAGGGTGGCTGTGCCTGGAGTAAATAGTGTTTTTTATTCAGGGCCTCTGCCTAATAAAATCGTTGTTGCCGACATTAACCGCGATGGATTAAGTGATATTGTTTGCGATGCGCAATTTGATTCGAGCGTGAGGATTTTTTATGGAGATAAATTGCTAACCAGTGGATCGGTTTCTGCAGTTAATGATTCTTACTATGACGGCGTTAAAGCGACAAAACTGGTCACAACTAACAGTTCTGGATTTTCCAATCCCAATATAGCCGATGTGAACAGAGACGGGATTAACGATGTTCTCTTTTCTGTCAACGGTAAAGGGTATGTTTTATTTGGGAAAGCAGGGTCTTTGGGATCTATCGTATTGGCTACTGACTCTTATTTTGACGGTGTCAAAGGTTTTAAAATCTCCGGAGCAAACAATGATTCTTACTATCTGAATATTGTTGGCGACATAAATAAGGACGGTTATCTTGACATCGGCGTATCTAATAGCCTAACCGCGATCATTCTCGGTCGCGCTATATGGCCGGCTGCGGTTGATCTTTCCCAGCTAAACGGGACTAACGGGTTTTTAATTTCTTCGGAGAGTGCCATATACAGCGTTATGGCCGCCGGCGATTATAATAGCGATGGAATAAGCGACATTGCATTAACAAATACGTGGAACAATGGTGCCATTGACATTGTTTACGGCAGATCAATATGGCCGGCAAGTTATACTATTGGTGCTCCATTGCCAAGCGAAGGTGTGCGGTTCCTTGGAGAGTCAACGGCTAAAGCACTGTCCTTTGAAGGTGTGAGTTCCAATTTGTACGGTGGGGAATCATGCCCACGGGTTCAATCGTATTTATTTTCGGCAACGGGGAACAACTTTACCGTTGGACGTGCTTATATTCAAGACATTCAATAGATAAGGAGCGGCCTCAAACGGGTTCCCCAATCCGTCAAGCGGGAGTAAAGGTTTTACATTTTCCCCTTTACTCCCCCCGCTACCCCAAAAGAACAGGAGGTCAATTGGCATAAAAAAAAGGTTTAATTTTAATAACAATCTAGGGAGAAATAAAATGAAAAAACTCATGATTATGTTGATCGCCACATTCGCCTTTGTCGGCATTGCGCGCGCAGAAGAGTTTCCGATCCAAGTAACAATACCAGCGGCGACATCTGTCAAGTTCATTGTTTCCGATGTTAAGGGTTCACCGCCTGTGTTTACAGCACACGTCGGAAACTTCCTAAACTTCGACGAGAACAATGGTGGGATGAAATTTGTCGCTGGCCCTAACGTCTGGTTAGGTCAAGGGTTTTTCGCCATTGATCTATCTCCGGCAAACGGAAATGACCCCGCTCCCGGGAATTACCAGTCGGTCACGTTTTCTTATGGCGGTCAAATTGTTCCGGCCGGCCAAGCTCCGGCGGAAGGATTAAATAAACGCGCCACACTAACAGCTGTGCGCGTTAATTCCAATCAAACCGAGTCGGTCTTGCGCAACGGTGCGCTTGGTGCGGCAACTGCAGCTTTGGGTAATGCAGACATCGCAGGCGGATTTTTGCGCGTGTATGTCGGTACAGCTACAGGAGAAGTCGTAAATGGTATCCCCACAGTTCCGGGTACTGTTCCTTTTACCAACGCTGACAAAGCTGGCGTATATCAAGGCACGTTAACGATCAGTGCGACCTTGACGTAAACCTTTAAACGGGGAGGGGAAACCCTCCCCGAGCATTATCATAAGCCGAAAGGACAACGTGGGCGAGGTCAGTTTAACCGTCGGAAGGAGTAAAATGATAGCTGTCATTGGGAATATAAATGTACTTCCGGGTTTGAGGTTTGGTTCGTGGTCGAGGTCGTGGTCGGTGTCGAGGTTGGGGTCGGCGTCGGCGTCGTGGCCGTGGTCTATGTCGAGGTCGTGGTCATGGTCAATGTCGTGGGCGAGGTCA